CAGCAGGCTTTGGGCTATCAGCCCAAGAGATTGACACGATGCTGGGCGTTCAGTCTCAAGAGTTCAGCGAGCCTCAATGGGGCCAAGAAGACGACGAAGACTACGGATGGGGCGACGAAGAGTTCAAGGTCTTGGAGGTGGTTGCAAGCAAGTTCGGATGCCATGCCGACGATTACCATGTGATGCACTCCAAGCCGATGCGGTTCGACACCAACATCGACGAAAACATCCGATTGGCCTTTGCTGAACTGGGCGAAGAAGAAAAAGAACTGGACCTGAAGATTGAGGCGTATCGCAAGAAGAACCGGGACGCATCGGTTGAAGAAATGGCCAAAGAGTTTGGTGTGAGCAAGGCCAAGGTCGCCAAGCGAGTCGCTTACCTAATCACAAAGGACCGCTACCCAATCAGCCGGGCCGTGGACAAGATTGCCGAGCAGAACCTGCCCAAGAATGTCAAGGAAGTTGCCGAGCCTGTACTGGAGGTCCGCTACAAATACGCATGGGCCACAGGTTTTAGCAACAAGGACAAAGGCTCCAGCCGTGAGTTCTGCAAGGTGATGCTTGACTTGGCCGGGCAGGGCAAGGTTTACACGAGGGAGGACATTGACGGGATTTCTGCGATTATGGGCTACTCCGTTTGGAACAGGAGGGGCGGTTGGTATCACACACCGAGCGGAGTGAATCGCCCCCAATGTCGCCATGTATGGGAGCAGCAACTCGTCATCCGTAAAGGCAACAAAATCACGAAGGCATGAAGGCACTATTTATAAGCGAAGAAACGCTGCTCGACAATAGCATCATCAACGAGAACGTATCCTACACCCAAATCCGTCCAACGGTTGTCAAGGTGCAGGAGATGCGGATTCAGCCGATTGTAGGCTCTCCGTTGTATGGGGAATTGGTTACGCAGGTCGTCAGCGGTTCAACGTCTGCGCTCAACCAAACGCTGCTGGAGGACTACATTCAGCCGGCAATGATTCAATGGCTTTACTACGAGTTGCCCATGGTTCTTGCGTTCAAGTACATGAACAAGGGTATGGTCCGTAGAACGAGCGAGGAAAGTTCCCAAATGAGCATGGAAGAAATCACCCGACTGACCGACAAAGTGAAGAACGATGCCGAGTGGTATTCCGAGCGGATTACTCGCTACCTCATGGAGAACCGCAACTCCTATCCGCTTTGGAACTCGCCTCCATCTGCTTTGGATACCATCTACCCGAACGCTACCAACTATCGCACCGGGATGGTCTTAGACCGCAACAGGAGGATGGGAATCAGCAACTTGGATTACCCCTACCCTTACGGTCAATTTGGGGCGTGTAATGACTGCTAACGATGGGCGCACATAAAAAAAACATACTGAAACTTCAGACTTATGTCATGGATAAAAATCAAGCAAGCCCTGCTGGACCTTGCAAATGCTCATCCTCAGGTCAACTCGTTCGGGACGGGCGACCCGCTTGCAATCGGCACGGACAACACCATCAACCTGCGAACCCCAAGCCGTGAACGCATCGTCTATCCGCTCGTTTTTGCGGACGTTCAGTCTGCAACTACTGACGCTGGTACTTTGGACTTGGTGGTTGGGGTATATTTTAGTGATAGAGTTGAGTCCATTAAGCCGATGGGCGGAGTGGTTTCAGGCAGCCCTACGCTGGGCTGGCAGGATAACGAGGACGAGGTCCTAAGCGACCAGTTGCAGATAGCACAGGACTTCATTTCAAGCCTTACAAACGACCCGAACGAGGATTGGACCCTCTCATCCAGCGTCAGCCTTACGAGGTTCGTAGAGAGCCGGGATGACCGCACCGCAGGCTGGCAGGCGACGATGACATTTGAGATTCCTTACTCTCACTCGGTTTGTGAAATTCCAACCTAAAAGACATTTACAATTAAACGCTAAAAAATGCCTACACCCATATTGCAACAAATGCTCGGTCAGGGCGGTACGATGGAGTTTATCAACGGAACCGTTACTGGAAAGAACTACGACTTCTTGGTAGTCAACACCGCTGCGACCTTCACAACTTTAACGGGAACTGGAAGTGAGAACCTGCTAACCGCCTACAACTTTTCGGGGGCTTCCATATCCGCTGGCATCGTGATAAGCGGTCGCAATGGCGGCAAGATTACTGCGGTTACTCCAAGCGTCGGTTCGGTTATCGGTTTCACATTCCTGTAAGCAATGCTGATAGGTTACGGCTACGGCTATCCAACCAACCAACTGCTTGGCGGTGGCAATCCGTTTTGGCTTGCCTTCAACCAACGTGCAGACGCTGACGGGGCTTTGCCTGCCGAGGCTGCGGTCAATGGATGCCTCCAAACCCGATTCCTTAACTCCTTCCAATCATACGCTTTCTTCGTCTTTTATTCTAACTCTTGGCAGCCATTTATGCAACGGGCGAATACCGACTCGGCTGACGCTGCGGAGGTTCGCTTCATCAACTGCCTCGAAGTCCGAATGTATAATCTTTTAAACGCATAGCAGATGCCTGCAAGCCCATCTTTACTCATCGTCCCTGCCCGATTCAAGACGGGGAAACTCTACACGCAAATTGCTACGACTTCGGCTGGCGTTGTCTTGGCAAGTTCGGGGGACTTCAACGTTACCCGTGCGACTACTGCGACCCGATTCAATTCGGCTGGCTTGATTGAGTCGGTGGCTTCGGGTGTACCTCGCTTGGACTACTACACAAGCGGTGGAACGGCTGGATGCCCTGCGTTGCTGGTGGAGCCGAGTGCTGCGAATGGAATTCTTAACTCGGAGAACACCGCAACAAATTGGGTTTTAGGCGCAAACCTAACAAGCGGTTATACCGACGTAATTGGTGTGAGCGGTAACAACTTGACTGTTTCGGTTAGTGGTTCGGGTATAGGAAGTTCTGCTGGCGCTTTGCGAAGGACTTCAAATAACGTATCCCTTGCCAGCGGTAGCACCTACACGATTTCATTTTTGATGCGGCAAACAGGCACGCACACGATTGGCGGTTATTATGCAGCCATAACTGGTGGAGCGGCAGGCGACCTTGGCGCTGGATTCAATGTTAGTGGCTCTTTTAGTAGTGACTCGCTTTTTGCCTATACAGGTGCTACATCAAGGATTCGTAGGGTTGAAAGGTTTGGGGCTGACGTTTATCGCTGTTCCGAAACCTTTACAATGACGGCAAGTGGAACGCTAACAACTTTATCTATTGGACCGACCGTTTCAGTTACATCGGACACAAACTCGGCAAGTGGTACAACGATGGCCTTCGCTGCCCCACAAATCGAACTCGGTGCAGTTCCTACCACGTTCATCCCCACAACCACAGGCTCGGTAACACGCAACGCAGACGTTGTAACCCTATCAGGAGCAGTCAGCGGATGCATCGGGCAGACGGAGGGGACGATTTATGCGGAGGTTGTAAACACCCTTGTAGCATCCTATGCAGAGGCCTATGTGTATAGAGTTTTTGCAGACGCAAATAATGAGATTTGGGCAAGGAAAGAAGGGGGCGGGAACACCTACTCCTTTAGATGGAGGGCCAATAGTCAAAACACTACATTCTTAAATGTTGCCGTTCCAAACGGAGTTAACAAAATTGCCTTTGGGTACAAATCGGGCGATACGGCTCTATTTCTTAACGGCTCACAAGTCGCAACCACAAATACGGATGTTCGTGCATTTTCCGTCAATCCAACAACGATTGCGCTTGGCTCCACTTCGTCGGGTCAATTCTTCAACGACCGCATCCGTGCCGTGGCCCTCTACACCACCCGCCTCACCAACGATGAACTTGACACTCTTACCACGCTATGACGATTCTACACACAACCAACGAAGGCGCACTCTTAATGGCTGACAACGGCGATACTATTTGGGTCAGTTTGGAACAACTCGCAACGCTGACGACCCTCTAATGGCTACCTTCCGCAAGTACGCATTCCCCAAGCAGGCCGACGCTGACAAGGTGCTGGCTCTATGCACAGGCACGACCGCTGCGGTTTCCCTCGGAGTCTTGGATGGATTTATCTGCTATGACATCCTTTGGGAGAGCGACGCACCCGAAGATGCCACCCAGTACGAAACTTGGCCCGAACCCTGCGGAGTTCACTCCTTCTTCGGATGGGATGAGCAGTACACGGAGGACTACAACCAACGCAAATCGCTATGAGATTATTCCGCAAACGCAACCCCGAAACCCCTAAACTCCCAATAATGAAATCAGCAGTCATCGCTTTACTTCGCCACCTGTTAACCTTCATCGGTGGAACCCTTGTCGCCAAGGGCCTCTTGGATACCGAAACTTTGCAAGAGATTATCGGTGCATTAATCACCTTGTTGTCAGTTGGTTGGATGGCCTTGGATAAAACAAAGGGCGAGCCGAACAAGTAATGAACCTAATAGAAACCACCATCGTCGGGAGCGTTGCAGCAATCGTCGGTGGGGCGGTCGCTTGGTTCACCAAGGGCCGTGTTGAATCGGACTCCCTGCAAGTCAGGCAAGCCCAAGCGGTGCTTGCTATGTGGCAGGCTACCAGCGAGTCACAAAACAAGGAATTAACACAACTTCGTAACGAGGTGGTAAGTTTGCGTCAGCGATTGGAAGACATGGAACAACTGGTTCATGAACTCCAAGCCGAGAATGCCAAACTTAAAAGCCTCTCATGAAAGTAACCAAGCATTCCAAAAACGTCCACGCCATTGAGTGCGGACGGACCCAAGAATTTCTTTTGCTCTCTGACTTGCATTGGGACAACCCTAAGTGCGACAGGGCCTTGTTAACCAACCACCTCGAAGAAGCAAGACGCAGGGGTGCGAAAGTCCTCGTAAATGGGGACTTTTTTTGTTTGATGCAAGGCAAGGGCGACCCTCGCAGGAGCAAGGACGACATCCGACCCGAACACAACAACGGGCGATACTTGGATTCCATCGTTGACACGGCCGTCGAATGGTTCCGACCCTATGCGGACCTCCTACTGGTCCTTGGCTACGGGAACCACGAAACCTCCATCATCCAACACCAAGAAACGGATATCCTCCTTCGCTTCGCCACAATCCTCAACCATACCTGCAAAACCGACATTCAAGTCGGGGGCTATGGCGGTGTCCTTGACTTCAAGATGATTTACGACCCGGACCATCGCTGCAACTTCATCATGCACTATTATCACGGCTCCGGGGGCGGTGGACCCGTAACCAAGGGAGTCATCCAAGACCAACGCATCCTTGCAAGCATTGAGGGCTACGACTGCACTTGGCAGGGCCACGTTCACGAACTTTATTACCACCAAAACATCGTCAACCGATATGTGCGTACTACTCACCAAATCTTGCAGAAACCTGTTCACCAAGTCCGCACGGCAACGTACAAAGAAGAATGGGCCGACGGGTACATGGGCTTTCACGTTGAGCGTGGAAGAGGCCCGAAGCCTTTGGGCGGATATTGGATGACTCTCGAAGCAGGACGCTTTGTAGGCAAGGACCGGAGAGGTCCCGAATTACAGGTCTTTGCCTCCTTCGCCCCCTGCGACCGGTTCTACACCGCTGGCAGTTAGGTACAGGTAGCCGTATTCTTTCTCTGCGTTAAACTGGGGACAGGCCTTCGTAACGCCCGGAAAGTCCCTGTGTCCGCATATGCGAGCGGTAGGGTACTTTTTAAGCCAATCTAAGAGCACCACGGCAATCGCTTGACGCTGCCCGATAGTTCGGTCATCTTTGTCCTTGCCTCCGATATAACTGACGTGGAGGCTCGTAGCGTTATGCCCCTGCACTCCGTTGGTAACGGCTGAATCAGGAGCCAAGACCGTTACATTCCCGGTCGAATCAATGATCCGATGATAGCCGACCGACTTCCATCCAAGGGCCTCCTTCCAATGCTTGCGGATGGAGGCGATGGTCGTGTGCTTGGGCGTAGCCGTGCAATGGACGACGAGGTGGGTGATGGTTCTCATTCTTCGGGGTTTAG